AGGAATAGAACGTCTGGCTGTTTTAGCATCGTATCCAGTTCTTAATTCTAGACCACAACGCTCATAAGCTTCTTCTATAATTTCACCGACATCTAAGTCGAAATCTCTTGAGTTTGAAGTTGCCATTTATTATGTAGACCCCATCATTCTCTTACGCATTTGTTGTCTTTGAGACTTTGTAGGAGTTATATTTGTGCCTTTAAATGTCTTCTTTGTCTTTGTAGCCATGACCTTAGACCCTAAACCTGTTTTAGCATTAGTCTTCTTTTTTACAGTGGTAGCTGCACCATTGATACCCATTTTTGATGCTTTGGTACCATTAGTTTTTTTCTTTACAAGATTTTTAGGTTTAAGTTTTGGTTTTACAACATTAGTAACTGTTTTTTTATCACCAACTCTAACAGGTTTTTTACCATCTCTACGAGTTTTACCTTGTTTAAAATTTAAATAGTCTCTTAGTGTAGTAAAACCTGCATCCTTAATCATTTTAGGTGTAACAACTTTAGGTTTTGATGTTTTAGTTGTTTTTGTTTTATTACCATTTCCAGATATTTTTTTAACTTTTTTTGTTTTAGTATTTACTGCGAAATCAGATACATCTTTTTTCTTAGGAACAAATCCTTTAGCAAAATCAGATTTATCTCTAGGACCTATTTTCTTTTTAGTTGCGGCAAAATCAGAAACATCTTTCTTTTTGCCTTTTTTTTCCATTCTTTCCATTATTTTTTCCTTTTCCTTTTTAGTGACGCTACTCTTCTTGGCTTACCAGCTGGTTGTCCCAACCGATTCTTTTGACTTATTCTACTACGTTTTTCAGCAGAAGTCATCTCCGAAGCAGTTTTCGGAGTTTTCTTCGATATCCTCTTAGTAGGACGACAATAAGGTGTACCCCTCTTCTCACCTTTTTTACGACCACAAGGCTTGCCTGTTTTAACATCTTTCCAGCCCTCCTTAAACCATCTTTTTAAGGCTAATCCTTTTTTTGTTTTTCTTACTGCCATTATGTACGCTTTGTTTTTTTTCTTCTATTTTCCATTATAACACCACACCCTCTGGCGATTTTGGGATTATTTGTTTTTCTTTTCCTATAAGCTTTACCGTTAGATGCCTTAATAACTGCTTGTTTATCTCTAACATTCTTAATGGCTTCCATGAGACCACCGTCTTTTTTCTTCTTGCTTTTACCATAGTTAGCAGCACCAACTTTCCTACATTTTGCGATGGCACCTGATGCATATGCTGATGGAAAAACTTTATATCTAGCTTTTACTTTGTGATAACATGCGTCTTTTGGCATTTTTTAACTCCTCTAATCCTGACACTCTATAACATCTACATGACCATTTTTTATGCCCACAGTCTATACAATATTTAACTGGACTTCCTTTTATTACTTCTCCTTTTTTTAGAGGCACAATGTGCTCTCTCAGAAAAACCTCTTGGTCTTTTACAGTCGATCTTTCTTTTTCTTTTGGCACTCCATTTCCTCTTAGTTCCAGATGAAACGGACTTTGTAATCTGTTGACTCATCGAGCCTCTCGACATGCCCATACTTTTTTCTCCCAATAAAATCTTCCCACAAAGGTTTTAACATCTTGTGATTTTCTGAAACTTTTAATTCTGTAATAGCTGTTCTCTTATCCACTTCTATAAGAGTTGTGACAATCCACCCTATAGAGCCTGCTGTAAGAACAATAGTAACCCCAGTAACAATGTCTCTGATCTTTAACACTTCCATCTTCTCCTTGCTTGTCTCAAACGGCTATTAGGATTTTTTGCAGCTTTTGGAAATTTTTTCATTTGGCCTGCTGATCGTGCACAAAATGATTTACGTCTGTTTGCAGCCTTGCTACCTTTTTTAACTTTACCAGTAACGGCTGTTTTTAATTTACTCCCAGGGTTATCTCTTCGATAACGAGCAACACCTGCTTTAGTCATTCCCGCTCCAGATTTAGTGGAGCGGAAATACTTTTTAGTCTTAGGTGGCTGTTTGTCTGGTTTTCTAGCCATTAGGATAAAAACACAGTCAATTTATTGCCACTACCAGTGAAGGCAGATAAATAAGCACCACTCTCTGCTAATATACCATTGTCTGGAATATTAAGAGTGTGTAGTCCAGTTGGAAAACTTTGTACTATTAAATTACTTCCACCATTACCATCTGTTATAGTAAGAGCACCAGCTGAGTTCCCAAACACCACTATCTGTCTTATTCTTGACCTTGCAGGTCCTATCAAAGCAGCAGCATCTCCTTGATTCACATTAAATGCTTTTACGTCAGATCTTGTTGCCATTTTACACTCCTATTAATATACAGAGTATTCTAATTCAACTGTGAATCTTCCAGCAGTTATATCAGCATTGACTGTAGTTGTTGCTCTAGCATATAAATGTACGTTAGCTACCGCGGCAGTTATATTTGGTACAAAGATATGATAGTTGCCAGCAGTGTCGTTAAAGTTAACATCAATTTCTGTAATTGATTGCGTAGCACTTAACTGCTCGTTAAATGATGTTACACCAGCTCCTACGATTTCTGTACCAGAAACGGCTGCATTTGTAGCAGTGCCACTTGTAGAACTTAATGCTAAGTTACCAGCTAGTGTCTGTCCAGCAGCAGTTGTAATACCAATTAAAGCTCTGTGGATGAAAATTTTACTTGGTGTTACTAAATCGTCTGGAGCATCTACATTTAATGTTCCTAACTCAACTAAACAGTCGCCATCTGCATAAGCAGTTGAAGCAGCATCAGTTGAAGCTAAAGTACCAGCAAAAGATTGAATCTTTCTTGTACCCATTGAAACAAGTTGTCCAGTTGAATTAACTGAGAATCCAGTTTGTGTGATAGCACCACTTGTGCCATTTTTATTTATTACATTGAATCCACCCTCGGAACGGACTGGACCCGAAAAAGTTGTATTAGCCATATCAATCTCCTTGTCTTGGCAAATGTCAGTTACACCATGTAACTGTCAAGGTTTATTTTATTATACACAAAAAAGGGCAGTATGTAACTGCCCTTCTCTTTAAAATTAAATTTAGGTTTACGCTCCTGGTGAACCAAATACTGAACGAGGATCTGAGAAGCCGAAAGAGTATCTCTCTCTTGCCTTATATCTCATGTTTCCTGTGTCAAAGTCTGGATCCATAGCTGTTGCCATTGGCATTCTTTCGAAATGCTTAAGACCGTTAGGTGCATCTGTCTTAATAAAAAATGCATCTGTGTCAGTTAGATAATCGTTGATGACATAACCCTCTGGTAACATTCCCATATTTCTCATTGCGTTAGCATCATTATCTGCTGTTCCTGGTCTTAGTTGAGAATTTAACAATCTCTCTGCGACAAATTGTAATTGTCTTGGAATAATTAGTTTCATTCCTCTTAGAGCGATAATTAATCCTCTCTCATCCACAAAACCTGCAATCTTAATTAAAGCATCTTCTAAAGATGTTTCGTTTAAGTCTGATGCGACAGTTGGCTCGTTAGCAAAAGTTCCACCATTTGTTAATGGATGATCTGTTGCTAATAAGGCTTTACCATCACCACCAGCACTTGCACCAGCTGTAAACGCATTATTTAAAATGTTTGCAGCTTTTACTTGTTTTGTGTGTGCCATTGATCTGGCAAGTGCTCTCGTATAACGAGCAGAAAGCTTGTCGTAAAGGTTATCCTCTACAGCCTCTTCTGTTATTGAGAAAGCCATTGCTACAGTCTCATGGTTGTACCTTGAAGTGTACGCTTCGTTTGCGTCATCAAATGTGACACCAGAACCTTCTTGCTTAGTAGGTGCTGCACCGAAGCCACTTAACATTACTTCTTCTTCAAACGCTCTGTCAGATGACTCTGTGTCGAAGATTTCTGCATGTTGACCTTCATACCTATTATACTCCATACCAAAGAGAGCGTTCAAGCCAGGCTCTAACTCTTTGGCGAGTTGTGCTCTTGAAATAGCCATACTAGACCCTCCTTAAGATGCAGTAGCGTCAGCGTCAGAAGACAATAACGCATGATTGTTGATTTTAACTATGTATGAAACACCAGCAGCACTGTGGTCAGCGTTAGTTACATCTTCGTGGATTCCTAAAATCATCACACAGTTTGATGTATCTGTATCTTCAGCAGTTGATATATCTAATACAGCAGAAGAAATACCAGTTGTAGTATTACCACTTGCTCCACTTGCTATATCAGCAGTCTTAAAGATATCTGTTTTAGCAGTTGCTCTGTCAGTGTTTGTTCCATCACTTGCGATAATAAATCTCTGTGCTGGATTGTCATACACAAACCCTTTGATGTCAAAGTTCGTATTAGCTGAACCACTTCCAGGCCAGGTATTATTGAACCTTAACTTGCCAGTGGAGGCATCCACATACTCACATCCGGCAAAGATACCAACTAATTGGTCTCCGTTACCAGAAGCAGATCCGATCTGAATAGTTCCACCAGTTAATTCAGCTTTGACTGGTGAACCTTGAAAGATCGCGGAAGCATCACTAGCAATAAAGTATTGACTCGTACCTC